TTACTCCAGCACATCAGTGGTATGAAAATATTAGTAATATTAAAACTATTCAGGGTGCTACTGCAATATCCTCTCTAATTGAGGGATCTGTAACTAATACAAATCTATGGACTTCACCTGAAATCTTTAATTCAAATTGGAGTGCAACTTTAACTACAGTTACTGCAGATACAGGTAATTCTCCAGATGCCACAAAGACTTCGGACAAAGTAGCAGTAACAGAAACTACTGGTGAGCATTATATTGAAAGAACTTATGCGTTAAATGCTTTTGATACCTTTGATAGTGATGGTACTACATTTGATAATGGTACAGAAACATTTGATACTGGTGCTAGTGATGCTCTTCAAACATTTACATCATCGATGTTTGTTAAGGCATCTGAATATAATAATGTACAATTCCAAGTTCGTTTGGATGGTGGAACTGTAAATGCTAAATTTAAGGTTGATTTGAATACAGGAACATTAGGATCCTTATTTGTTCAACCAGGTATTACTGTTACTGATCATGGTGCAATTCCATTCGGTAATGGTTGGTTTAGATTGTATATCACTGCTCAGTTTGGTTATGGTTTCAGTAATCTTAGAAACAGACTTAATGTTCTTCAAAACATTACACAGGTTGATAATTTTACTGGAACTTCTACAAACGTTAAAGTTTCTCCTACTGATACAAATGCATATGCTTACTTTGGATATCAGGGATCTTTAGATGTTGGAAATGGTAAGATTGTTGTTGGTGGTTATAATGATAGTGCTGATGGTTTCAATAATAATGGTTCTGTTCGTATCTTTGATCTAGATGGTACTAATGAAATTGAACTTGTATGTGGTAATGCTAATGATAATCAGAAATATGGTTATGATGTTGCAGTTGGAAATAATAAGATTGCTGTTGGTGCATATGGAACAGAAACAGATGGATTAGCAAACGCTGGTGCTGTATATCTCTACGATTTAAATGGATCTAATGAAAGGGAAATTTCCATTGAAGATGTTACTGGTGGTACAGTTGTAGCAGGTCAATTCTTTGGTTATAGTGTTTCTATTGCAAATAGTCAAGTTTTTGTTGGATGTCCAAACGTAACTGTTGGTGCTGCTGCTCAGGGTGGTGCTGTTTTTGTATTTGATCTCAACGGTGAATATGTAAGAACTATTACTGCATCAGATAAAGCATCTAATGATCAATTTGGATATTCTATCGCTACTGGTAATGGTAAATTGGTTGTTGGTGTTCCAGGTCAAGGAAGTAATGGTAAAGTCTATGTTTATAACTTAGATGGAACTAGTGAAGTTGGAATTACATCTTCTAATCCTGAAGGTGGTCAAATGGGTAATGCAGTTGCAGTTGGTGAAAACAAGATTGTAGTTGGTGCTTATCTTGCAAATGCAAATTCAATCATAGGATCTGGTAAGGCATATATCTATGATCTCGATGGATCTAATGAAGTTGAATTGTATGCACCTGCTGGTAGACGTGCTCAAACCGATATGTATGGTAGTTCTGTTGCTGTTGGTAGTGGTAAAATTGCAATTGGAGCACAACAAGATGAAACTTCTGGTAGTGAGACAGGTATTGTTTATACCTATGATCTTGATGGAACTAATGTAGAAGAGGAGGAAGGTTTTGATTCAACAAATGGTGAATTCTTCGGTAGTTCTGTAGAATTATTTGATGGAAAACTTTATGCTGCTGCATATTCAGCAAAGTCAGCAACCAATGTTCTTGGTGTTGGTGCTGTTTACATTGTTGATGTTACTGGTGGTGCTGGTGTATTTGCTTGGGGTGCAAAACTTACAAATCAAGCATTAGCAACATATGTTGCTGTCAGTGGTCAAGAGTTCTACGCTAACGCAGAATTTAACATTAAGAAATTTGCTCTCGATCTTATGCAAGACCAAGTTGGTCGTGCATTGGCTGATGAATTACCAAGTCCTTCTGAATCTGCTAGTTTCTATAAATTCTTTGATGCTACTGCTGCTACAAAATATGATGCTAATACAGTTAATGCATTTGTTAGAACTAGTATTGATATCATTAAGGAGCAATTAAAATCTAGCATTTACTATACAACTATTACTGAAAATAATCCATTGACTGTTCCAGTCAAGAATTATGGAGATCGTGATATTCCTGTTGGTATTAGTGGAGAAATTATTGGATCTGACTTCATTTATTCTGAGGATAAAGATAATTACGCAGAAATTCAAACTGTAACTCTAAACGAAGCAAATATCGCTAAAGTTTACAAGAGATTCAGGATTGATGGTGATATTACAGATGGTCCTTTTGTTATGAACGAAGTTGTTCAGAAGCAAGGTGATGCTACTGTTACTGGTGTGGTTTATGGATTTGCTACTGATGCAAACTATAAGTACCTTGATGTTCAGGTAACTGGTGGAACATGGGCAGTTCTAGACACTATTGTAGGTGCTACAAATAGCACAACTGCACAAATGAGTGCTATTGAAGATCGTGTACACATTATCGATATTAAAGGATCCTTTGCTACAGATATTCCATTCAAGGGATATACAAGTGGTAATACAGCAAAACCAATTACCTACGCAAATAATCAAGCAGCAGTAACAAATAATACTGGTGGTAAGTTAACAGTTGACACTGAAACTCTTATTGGTTCTCTTGAAGTTAACTCTGTTGTATATCCAGAATCTTCTAGAGAATATCTAGAAGTTACTAAGTATGATGGTCTTGATCTTGAAGTTGGTGATAAGGTTGCATCTATTGGTCACAGACGTTTGACTGTTTCTATTGATAGTAACTTTAATTCATTCGTAGCTGGTCATAAATTATATCAAATTAATGGTACTGCTCAGAATACGAACATCTATGGAGTGATTACTGAAGTTGATGTTGCTAATAACTACATTTACTATGTCCCAGTTCAAGGAACAATTAATAATGGTAATACAGTTGGAGACTATGGTTTAGGTGGAGTTGTATTACAGGGATCTGCAACTATTAGTGGTGTCACTACTATTGCTGGTGCTGCTTCGGGTCTAATTCAGGATATTCGTGATGCAGGTCTTAATAAGAGATTGTATCTTACTAATGTTGCAGGAACATTTAGTGGAAGAGATGGTATTAGAGGTGCAGGTACTTATCGTTCTGCAGTTGTTACTAAGGAAATTCTTAGGGCACGAGTTAAGCGTTTCTTCAAAGGATTTGATGGTACTCAAACCACATTCGATCTAACGATTGGTAATGGTACACAATACCTTCCAGATCCTGATGGACATATGCTCGTCTTTATTAATGGTGTTCTTCAACCTCCTGGTAGTGGTAATTCTTACAACGCATTCTCTGATAAGATTCAGTTTACTGAACCACCTGATTTAGGATCTTCTTTCACTGGTTTCTATATTGGTAAATTAAGGCAACTTGATGATATTGGATTTGAATTTGATTCTTTACGTCAGTCATTTAACCTTAAGCGTGATGATATCTTCTACTCTCTTACACTTACGGATGGTGTTCAGTCTAGTGTTATTAGACCTGAAAATAACATTCTCGTTTCTGTCAATGGTGTTCTTCAGGAACCTGGTGTTGGTTTTGAGATTGTTGGTTCAAGAATTATCTTCTCTGAAATTCCTCGTTTTGGATCCACATTCGTTGCCTTCTCTTATGTTGGTTCTGAGGCAGACGTTGATGCTGACGTGGTTGTACCACCAGTTGAAGCGGGTGACTTTATTGACATTGAAGGTGAGGTAAGTGACCGTGAAGTCGCTGTTATTGAGTCTTCAAACTCTTTAATCACATTCGATTATCTTGGATCTGTATTTGGTCAAGATGCTGATGCAACAGCAGTCTTAACTAACGGATACATTGAAAGAGTTAGCGTTACATCTGGTGGATCTGGATATACGTCTAGACCTGTTGTTAGACTTGATTCTATATCTGGTTTTGATGGTAATGTTAAAGCTCTAATTGGTGTCGCTGGTGTGACTGTCACTGCTGGTGGTAGTGGATATGAAAATGCATCTATAGATGTTGCAACTGAAGTTCCTGATGACTGGACTCCCCCAGATCTTTCCTTATATGGGGAAGAAGTAATTGATCCTGAAGTAAACCCATAAATAACTAAAAAGTGTAGCAAGTAATGGCTAAACAATCCCTCAATATTGGTACGGTAGCTAATGACAACACAGGTGATACCCTGAGGAGTGGTGGCGATAAAATTAATGATAATTTTAATGAACTGTATACTGCTATAGGTAACGGTACTGCTCTAGGTATTACCGTCTCCAACCCCGCAGTTGGTCAGGTTTTAAGATATAATGGGAGTACCTTTACTCCGTCGAATTTAAACTCACTCACTTCTGCGTTAGATGTTTCTGGAAACTCTATTATTTCAGCGAATGATGGTGATATTACTCTTGTTCCAAACGGAACAGGTGATGTAAGGGTTACTGCAGGATCTCAAACAACAATTTTTGATGGTACTACTGGAAACGTTTCTGTAGCATCTACTATTTCATATAAAAATGAATATGTTTCATTAGGTGGTGCTCCTTCTGCAGCATCTACACCTGGTTATTTCTTTACAGTTGATGGTGATGATAATCCGTATGTAAATATGAATATCACTACTGGTGGTGTTGGTGATAGTCGAGTAAAACTTCTTACTGAGTATTCGGGGATTGATGCTTTGTCTGATGTTGACACGACTGGAGTAGCAGACGGTAAAATTCTTAAATATCAAGCATCTAGTTCAAGTTTTATTATAGCAGATGATGTAGCTGGTGCTGGTCAATCAAATACTTTCTCAATTATCAATGGTGATACTGGTACTACTACAGCAAATACCACTTCAGATACATTAACAATCGCTGGTGGAACTGATATTACTTCAGTAGTTTCTGGTGATACTGTAACTCTAAACTTTACTGGAAGTCTTACTACGACATTAGCAGCATTAACGGATACTGATGTCACAGGAATTGTTCAAGGTGATTCTTTATATTGGAATGGTAGTGACTGGGTTGTTACCAAAAGTCCAATGACTTGGTGGGAAGTTGGTTCCGATGGATCAAGTCACTATACGATTAATGGTCCTGGTTTTTCTACTGCCACAAACGATCCAACTCTTTATGTCATAAGAGGTATGACATATGCATTTGACAATAGTACAAATGGTGGGTCTCATCCTTTTAGGATTCAAAGTACTCAAGGACTTTCTGGAACTGCTTATACTGCAGGTCAGAGTGGTAGTGGAACAAATGTCTTGTATTGGACAGTTCCAATGGATGCTCCAAATACTCTTTATTATCAATGCACCATTCATGCACTGATGAATGGAACTATCAACGTACTAATCTGATTTAATGACAAGAACTGTTCCTGGATCTGGTGCTGTCATCGAACCAATCTTTGATGAGATTTTCGGTGTTCGTGCGATAAAAGTATTAGATGGTGGTGCTGGATATGATATATCCAATCCACCTAGACTTACCGTGACGGGTTGTGGTACCCCTGACGAAGAATGTTTGTTATATCCAATAATTGACCAAGATTCTGGAAGAATCTCTCATGTGAGAGTTCTTGAAAGAGGTAGGGGATATGATCCTCTACGATTGCAGTTCTTTCCAGAACAGGAAACTCCAAATGTTGTAGATTCTTTTGATATTAATAGAGTTTGGCAAGCACATCCAAATTCTCCTACAACAGGATCATTCAGTACTACTACTGATAGACTCCGCATACAATCTGATAATCATCCTAAACCCACTTACATTCAAGAAGAGGCAGCACCTGGTGGTGGATCTCTAGTTGATCGAACTTTTGATCAAACATTTATATATCGTGGTGGTAAAGATGTACCTGATCCTGGTACTAGAGTAGAACAAAGTGATAAAGTAATAGGTATTCTTGCTAATGGAGGTCTTTTACACACTCCAGAGTGGGGTACTGAAGGTGGTGCTCCTGTTAATTTTGCTATTGATTCTGTCAAATATGATTACATTAAAACTAACAGTGTATATGATACAGTAACTGAAGGAAACGTAAGATATTATCAATCTAGTAAACTTATTAATGAATTTGCTCTAACTAATGGTGTTTTTCATTGGGGTAAATTTAAACATTTTACTTGGACTACAAAAGTTGAACCAAATGTTGTTTTAAATATTATCAATACCGATGAAACTCTTGGCACATTTGAAGTTGGTAGAACAATTGATGAAATAGGCGGTAGTGCTAATGGAGAGATAACAAAAGTTGTTAGAGATGGTAATAATGTAGTTACTAGAATATATCTTAGAAATCTTAATGGGGATGGGTTTTTAGAAAGTGATCGATGTTTAGGTTCTACAGGATTTACTTTTACTATTGCAAGCGATCCAATAACATTTAATGCATACTATATTGAGTTTGGTCCTGACGCTGCAAAATTTGGTCCTTTTTCACCAGGAACATATTATTTTGCTCCAGAAAATATCACCGTAAAAAGAAATTATATAATCAATTTTAATCAATCAGATTCTACAAATAATAATCATCCTATTAGATTCAGTAGAACTCCTGATGGTACACATAATGATACTCCAGGAACTCTTTATTATACAAGTTCTGGAGCATCTGGAGCACCAGCAGCAGATTATGAAAATGAATATGCTCCAATATTCATGATGAATGAAGATGAGACAAATAGAATTTATTATTACTGTAAGAATCATCCAAATATGTCTGGTCAAGATGGAGATGATGGTTATATGATCATCAGTTCAGATACCAGTGCTGAAACTTTAACTAATAATTATTATTCTGAAGATTATTATCAACCTGGTGATGCATCAACTATAGATCGATCAAGGCATGTTGATGGACACTCTAAGATTATTGGTATGTCCTATGATGGATATCCAATTTACGGACCTTATGGATATAACTCAAGTGGTACTGTTGCCAGAGAGGTTTCATCATTCCGTTTTAAAACTACTGCAGAACTTCCTGGTACAAGACCTCAAGTAACAACTGCATCTACAGTTACCTATGCAGTGACTATTTCTAATGGTGAGTTTTTATTTGATGGTTCTAGACCAAATTTCCTATCTCTTGATAGAGGTAAGACATACGTATTCAATCAAAATGATGCATCAAATAATCAAGAATTTTTATTATTCAGTACAGTTAACAATGGATGGCATAGTACAGGTCTTCCATCAGATATAGGACAAACTTCGTTCTTATATGAATTAGGAGTTCAATATTATATTAATGGATCTGCTGTTTCTGGATTTGCTGAATATCTTAGTGCTTTCAATGGAGCAACTACAAGAGAAATTAGATTTACTGTTCCTGTTTCAGCACCTTCCACATTATATTGTTTTGGATATACTACTTCAGGTTTAGGTGTTAGAACTGTTCAGGTTGGTTATATTTTAGGAGATTTAGTACAAGATTATATCTATGATTCTTCAGTTGGATCTTTAGATGGATATAATGGTAAGTTTTCTGTAACACCAGAATATCCTAACGGAACATATGCATATTTTATGACCGAAGATGGTAGTGGAAATCCTGTATATCCATATGCAATTGGTCCTAAGATGTATGGGGTTCCTTTATTTGAGGGAAGTGTAGTTCCTGATGTTGTAGAGATTTTCCCAGATGGTGCTTCTGGTGATGTTATATTGGATGATAATGGAGCAGTATCCTATATTACGATGTCCAAAAATGGTGATAACTATTATGGACCTGCAAAGGCTAGAATACTAGGTGGTGAAGGAACTGGAGCAACTGGCGTTTCTACAGTTCAAACTGTTACTGGTTTGACTTTAAACAATGCTGGTAGAAGTTATGCTACTGCACCAACAGTTATTTTTGAAGGTGGTGGTGGACAGGATGCTCAAGGATCTGCCAAAATTAGTACTACTGGAAAAGTAACTTCTATTGCTATTGCTGATAATGGTCAGTTCTATCAAGAAGCACCATTCATTTTAATTAGTGGTGGTGGAGGTTTAGGTGCAAAAGCGGTTGCTACTGTTGATCAAGGATCAATTACATCGATTACTGTTACTGAGCAAGGAGAAGGATATACAACACCTCCAAAAATTATCTTTACTAGATTGGTTGATCTAAAACGTAAAGCTGGTGCTCGTCAGTCAAATAATTCTTCAAACATTTATATTACTGGATTAACTAAAGCAATTACTCCTGCTGCTAGTGAAATTTTTGTAAAATCTACAAGTTCTTTCCCTGGATCTGGTGATTTCATTGTTGGATATGAAACTATTTCTTATACTGCAAAAACTGACGAAAAATTCTCTGGTCTTACTCGTGGTGTGAACTTCAATTATGATCAAAGAATTATTCTTGATACTAGTCAGGATGATAGAGAAGGTGTATCAACATATAAATTTAATGTTGGTGATAGACTTATTCGTAAAGTTGAGACTGCATCTAGTAAAATTTCAAAGGTTTATGATTGGAATGCAGCAACTAGAGAACTCTTAGTAGTTTTTGAAATTGATGAATTAGCATTTATTGATGGTGGTATTGCAGCAAGTGAAGATGCTACAGTTCAATTTGATGCTGGTGTTGCAGATAGTAGTACATCTAATAGCACTCCACCAAACCCAGTCTTAACTACTGATGAGGATACTGATGTTATTACACTACTAACTTCACCTATTACAACTATTACAAATAGAAAGTTTGAAGATGATGACGAAGAGGAAGGTGCTGGAGATGGTATTCCAGATTTGGTAAATACAGGAACTAGTTACGAGAATCAAATTAACCTTGATGGTGGTATTTACAATTCTCTTTATGGTATTGAAGAAACTCAAGGTGGAACAAATACAACTTTACTTGCTGCAGGTGATCAAATTAAAGATGCTACCATTCCGTTTAAATATGCTACTGTCGATACTGCAGGTGGTCTTAATGAAGGTACAGATCATGCAGCAGTTGTTGAAATACATTTGGAAGGAGGATCTGGAGGAAACTTTAGTGTTAACGAAGTAGTTACTGGAGGATCTTCTGGAGTTCAAGGAACAGTTGTTAACTGGGATGCTGTAAATAAAGTGTTACAAGTTCAAAATGTTGTTCCTTTCAATACTGGTAACGTTGCTAAAGGTGAGGCAGGTTTCTTATACCAATTCTCTGAGAACAGTACTGTAGTTGATTTTTATATTCAAAACCCTGGAACAAACTATACAGGAGTTCCTACAGTTGCCATTGAAGATGTCGGAGACATTCAATGCACAGGAACAGTTGTTATGACAGGTGCTGGAGACCAAGTTTCTTCTATTACCATCAATAATGGTGGGTATGGAATTACTCAATCTGTTGATGGAACATACATCTTACATCCAACGGTTGTATTCACTAATGCTGGTGGAGATACTACTGGATCAGGTGCTGTTGCATATGCCATCATGGGTGGAGAACTGTTAGATGGAACTGGTGGAGCATCTTATAGAATCAAGAGCATAGACTACTTAACTGGTGTTCGCTCATAACCTTCATAAATAAACAAGAGGACAATAGTACCTAGGACATGGCAGCCCTATTAACTGATCAATTTAGAATTTTTTCAGCGAGGAAATTCATCAAAGCACTTGAAGGACCAGATGCAACTCAAAGCGATTCTGCAGCAGGTTCCAATCGAGATAGACTTTATGTTTTTATTGGAAGATCCCAACCTTGGGACAATGAGAACGCACCCCCACAGGCAGTGGACTCATTTTCAGAGTTTTCTAACTCATATGATGACATGATCTCTCTTAAGAGAGTTCTTGCTGCTGATACAGTACAAGTTGTACGTAGAATTGACTGGGTTTCTCCTGAAGAAACTACTGGTGGATTAGGTTTCACCTATGACATGTATCGTCATAACTATTCTCCAAGTAAAACTGCTTCCTCTGGTGCTACTAAACTATATGATGCAGACTTTTTTGTTGTGAATTCACAATATCAAGTCTATAAGTGCATCTATAACGGTACTTCTCCTAGCGATCCTAACGGAAAACCTTCTACGGTTGAACCTACTGGTACTTCAACTTCCATTATCACAACTGGTGATGGTTATCGTTGGAAGTATATGTATACAATCCCTGTTGCCTCAGTTCTTAAATTCTTCTCTAATGACTACATGCCAGTTTTTACCAATACTGCGGTAAAGACTAACGCTGTTACTGGAGAGATCGATACTGTTGTTATTAACGCTGCTGGTTCTGGATATAATAACGGAACCTATGATAATGTTTCTATCAATGGTGATGGTGCTGGTGGTCGTGTTTCTATCGTCGTTGACGGTGGTAAAATTACCTCTGCTACTGTGACATCTGGTGGTACAGGATATACCTTTGGTCAAATTAGTATTAGTGCTATCACTGGTATTGGTACAGGTACTAGTGGCGAAGTTGATGTTGTTATTCCACCTCCAAATGGTCATGGATATGACTCTGGAGTAGAACTTGGTGGTTTCCGAGTAATGATTAACGCTAAACTTTCATATGATGAAGGTGCTGGCGATTTCCCTATTGATAATGATTATCGTCGTATTGGATTGGTAACAAACCCACTCAAATTCGGCACGGCAGAACTTATTGCTGACCTTACAGTTTCTGCTGCAAAGGCTGTTATCTTCTCTCCAACATTCCAAGGTAATTACGTTCCTGACGAAATTATCACACAAACTCGTGTAGTTGGTGGAACAAACGTAACTGCTCGTGGTCGTGTAGTTTCTTGGAATGCAACAACTAAAGTTTTGAAGTATTATCAAAACTCTGTTGATGGTATTTTCCCTGAAGTTACTGGTACACAAAATGAATTTGATGGTTCAAATGTCATTAGTGGTGCCACTTCTGGTGCATCTGGACAACCAGATGTGAACTTCCCCACAGTTCCTAACTCATCTTCTAGAACTATTAATAACACTGAGTATGACTTAGGTATGAGATTCAATGCTGCATATGCAAAACCAGAGATTGAACCAAACAGCGGTCAGGTTGTTTACATAGATAATAGGAGAGCAATTAGTCGTGCAAACGACCAAGTAGAAGACATTAAAATCGTAATCGAGTTCTAAC